GTTGGTCTGATCTTGCTGACTCAGATTGGAAACGAAAAAAATTCCCTAGAGAACTTATAGGTAGTCACTCTCTCAAAGCATGGGGTCATCGTTTGAGTTTACATAAAGGTGACTTTACAGATTTCGATGAGTGGACTCCAGAAATGAATGAGTATTGTATGCAGGACGTTGAGGTTACCTGTAAGTTATGGAAGGAAATCGAGAAAGAACACCTTACGAATGAATCGGTAGAACTTGAACATTGCTTTGCAGAAATCATTCGTCATCAGGAGAAGACTGGCTTTGGGTTTGACCTAAAGAAAGCTCAAGAGTTACATGCTACTTTGTTACAACATAAAGCAGGATACGAAGAACAACTGCAAGATATCTTTCCTCCTACCATTATAGAAATGAAGACACCATCTTTTTGGTATGTACTTTGTGGAGGACATAAGGTTCACTACAAGACAAAATCGTTAGCTAAACAAGATGGTCATCGTGATAGTTCTATTTTTAGAGGAGACAACAAAAAGAAAATCATTCCCTTTAATCCAGGGTCTAGAGATCAGATTGCTAAATGTTTAATCAATAAGTACAACTGGAAGCCTGAAGCCTACACACCAAGTGGTCAACCTAAGATAGACGAATCAATTCTCAAGGCTTTACCCTACGAAGAAGCTGAGATTCTCTGTAAGTATTTAACAGTTAGTAAAAGATTAGGTCAACTAGCCGAAGGTAAACAATCTTGGATGACAGCTTACAATGAAATTACATCAGCCATACATGGTCGTGTAAATACCAATGGAGCAGTTACAGGTAGATGCACACATAACAGTCCGAACTTAGGACAAGTACCTGCGATAAATGTACCATTTGGTAAACAATGCCGTGAGCTTTTTGTGCCACCAATAGGGTACAAGTATCTATGTGGTTGGGATGCTAGTGGTTTGGAGCTAAGAATGTTGGGTCACTTCATGGCTTACTTTGACGACGGAGCGTATGCTAAAGAAGTTTGTGAGGGAGATATCCATACACTAAATCAAAAGGCTGCGGGACTGTCTTCTAGAAGTCAAGCTAAGACTATGATCTATGCGTTGTGTTATGGTGCTGGTCCTACTCGTTTGGGTAAAATTATTAATGGATCAGCAAGAGATGGTAAAGAATTACAAAATAAATTTTACTCAAAGATTCCTGCTCTTAAAAAACTAAGAACTTTAGTAGAATACAAAGTAAAAACTAAGGGATACTTAGAGGGTTTAGATGGTAGAAAATTACCTTGCAGATCGGCTCATAGTGCTTTGAATACTTTATTGCAATCAGCAGGTGCGGTGGTAATGAAGGACGCTACTATAAATATGTGGGCTATTCTTATGAAAGATAAATTACTGATGGAAGTTGCCCAGGTAGCACATATACACGATGAGGTTCAGTTGGCTTGTACAACAAAGGAGATAGCTCATGTCACAGGAAAAGCAGGAGTTTCAGGGATTGAATTGGCAGGACGAAATTACGAACTTAAATGTCCACTCACAGGAGAATACAATGTGGGTAGAAACTGGGCAGAGACACATTGACGAAATACAGCTTGCTTATGCAGCAGGGTATCTAGATGGAGAGGGGTGCTTTCAATACTGCAATACACCTAAAGTTAGTATTGTCAATTGTTATCCTAAAACTTTAATATGGTTCAAAGGAATCTTTAAAGGAACTTTTAAAAAACGTATGCGTTCTAACCATAAGGATCAATGGAGAGCTACGTATGAGTGGAGAGCCTATGGTGATAATGCGAGAAACTGTGTATCTCTTTGTCTTCCATACTTACAAGAGAAACAAAACCAAGCTCGTATACTGTTAGAAATATCTAAGTACCCTCCTAAGTCCACGAAAAGAGCAGAACTTCAAAAAGAATTATCGTTACTTAAAAAAATAGATTATAGGAATTACCGATGAAAGACATTGAGTACCACAGCACGGATGCGTTAGTCAAAGAGTTGATAAAAAGATTTGACGACTTTGCTTTTATTGCGTCTACCAAAAGAACTAAAAAAGAAGATGACTTGTTTATTTGCTTTGGTGGATGTTATTATTCAGTTATAGGTTTACTCGAAGTGGCTAAGATGGCTGCTGTAAAAGGGGAAGGACTCCAAGATGACGACAGCACTTATTGATGGTGATATAGTTTTATACAATGTATGCACAGCAATTGAATACGCTTATGATTGGGGAGATGATGTTTGGACATTGCACTCAGACGTAAAAGAAGGCAAACAAAGAATGGACATAGCGTTGACGGATCTACAAGAAAAGGTAGGTGCTACGTCTATGATTGTTTGTTTTTCTGACCGAGAGAACTGGCGTAAAGATGTTCTAAAAACATACAAGAATAACCGCAAATCTAAGAGAAAACCGTTAGTATTCCCTGTTCTACGAGACTATGTAAAAGAGGTATATAATTGTGCTATTGAAGATCGTTTGGAAGCTGATGATGTTCTTGGGTTACTGGCTACAGGATTTAATAAAAAAGTTACTGATACGATTATTATATCCGAAGACAAAGACCTTAAAACAATACCAGGGAAATTATACAACCCGAATAAACCAGACGAAGGAATACAAGAAATATCTAAAGAAGAAGCCGACTACCACCATCTTACGCAAGCACTCACAGGCGACTCGACTGACGGCTATCAAGGCTGCCCTACTGTTGGTCCGAAGACGGCACAAAAAATTCTTCAGGAGAAGACATGGGAAGAAGTTTTAAATGCATATCGCAAGCAAGGTCTTGACGAAGAGTGTGCATTGACTCAAGCACGAGTCGCTCGTATTTTAAGAAACGGTGAATACAACCGTACAACAAAGGAGGTTAAGTTATGGAAACCACAGACAGAAACAGTTATTTAGAATTACATAAATTACTTTGTGATGAAGCTAGAGCTTTGTCTGAAAAGAAGAACAAGGATTACACAGGAAAAGCTGGTACTGATCCTTTTGGTAACTTTAAACGCTGTGAACTCATGGGTATTTGTTCTACAGAGCAAGGGTTTTTAGTAAGACTTACCGATAAGATGTCTAGATTAAGTACCTTTGCTCAGTCAGGATCTTTTGAAGTAGCCGATGAATCTCTTAAAGATACTTGTATGGATGTCATCAATTATATTATTCTTATGTATGCGTTTGTTCAGGAGAAAGAGAACGCAAAATGAATAAGAACAAGTATATGGAAAAACCCCCTACAATTTCAAAAGAATTAGTCCAATGGTTGGACCATAACTTCCCTGTTGTGCAACCTAAAATGCAAGATACTGACAGAGAAATCTTTTACAAAGTAGGACAACGCTCAGTTATAGATCATTTACAATCAGTCTTTAACGAGCAGAACGAAAATATATTGAGGTAAAATTATGTGTCCACCCCAAGTAATATTTGGAGCCATAGCTTCTGCACTCATGGCTAGAGCGTCTCGCCCAAGAACTCCAAGACCTCCAGAGCCATTACCTGAGCCTGAAGAAGTAGCACCAAAACCTGCTGAAACAGCTATGGAAATGCAACAAGCAGGTCAAGCTACTAGAAGAAGATCAGGTACTACACGACCTCGAACCAGTCTTTTAAGAAGATTACGAATACCTTTAGCTGGACAAAGTGGTTCTGGTGTAGGCGGTGGATACTAATATGAGTGGAAAAGCTCAAGGAATGTACACAAAGTTAGAAGCCCAAAGGTTTTCTTTCTTAGAACGAGCTAGAGATTGTAGCCGTTTAACCATTCCTACTTTAGTGCCTGATGCAGGTCATTCTTCAGCTACTCGTTTTGATACACCTTATAATGGTACTGGAGCAAGAGGAGTTAATAATTTAGCAAGTGCTTTGCTACTAAGTTTATTACCTCCAAGTTCTCCATTCTTTCGGTTGGTTTTAGATGACCAGGCACTACGTCAAATCGAGGGTGTTCCTGATATAAAGACTGAAGTTGAGTCTACTTTGTCTGCTATTGAAAAAGCAGTTATGAAGGAGATCGAAACAAATAACATAAGAACGGCTACCTTTGAAGCAGTTAAACATCTTTTAGTAGCAGGTAATGTATTAGTACACATGCCTGATGAAGGCGGTATGAGGGTCTTTCATTTAGATCGTTATGTTGTTGAACGAGACCCTATGGGTAACGTCATTAAGATTGTAACAAAAGAAAGCGTAAATCCCACGGTCTTACCAGAAGACATACAATCAGCCATCGCTTCACAAACACCTAATACAGATGGATCTGTAGACTTATATACTTGCATAGAAACTCTTCCCGATAAAAAATGTCAAGTATTTCAAGAAGTAGGTGGAGTAGAAATAGAGGGTAGCCGTGGAGTTTACGCTAAAGATAAATCGCCTTATATAGCTTTACGTCTTCATAGAGTGGAAGGCGAGAACTATGGACGAGGTTATGTTGAGCAATACTTAGGAGACTTAAAGTCTCTTGAAGGATTGTCAATGGCTATTGTTGAAGGTGCAGCAGCAGCAAGTAAAATATTATTCTTAGTAAATCCAAATGGGACTACTAGAGCTAGAGCATTGGCTCAATCTGCAAATGGTAGTATTGTGGAGGGTTCAGCAAATGATGTTACTGTACTACAGAGCCAGAAAAGCCAAGACTTATCTATTGCTGCGTCAACGAGTCAAGCCATTCAAGAGCGTCTGTCGTATGCGTTTCTTCTAACTGAATCTACCATAAGAAATGCTGACAGAGTAACCGCCGAAGAAATACGAGTTATACAACAATCTATAGAACGACAACTAGGGGGCATCTATAGTTTGTTATCACAAGAGTTTCAGTTACCTTTAATCACTAGGCTTATGGCTAGGATGGAGAAACAGAAACGATTACCGAAGCTCCCTAAGAAATTTATTACTCCTACTATTATTACTGGTGTAGAAGCCTTAGGACGAGCCTCGGATCTTAATAAGTTAGACTTTTTCCTCCAGGGAATAGCACAAACATTAGGTCCAGAAGTTCTGGGTCAATACGTCAATCTACAAGAATATATCAAACGTAGAGCGACTGCACTAAGTTTAGACACAGAAGGCTTAATCAAGACTCCTGAACAAATTGCTGAAGAACAGCAAGCAATGCAACAACAAATGGTGGCACAACAAATAGGTCCACAGGTTTTAGACATTGCAGATAAACAGTTCAGAGAGGCACAAAAGATTGATGCCGAGATGTCCAAAGGAGAATAATAATGGATCGAGTCCAGATGGAGACTGGCGTTACAGGACCAGACGCACCAACACCAGAAGCACCACAAGCAGAAAGACCTGAGTGGTTGCCTGAAAAATTTAATAGTGCTGAAGATTTAGCTACTGCTTATTCTGAATTAGAATCAAAGATGGGACAACAACCAGAAGCAGAAGCACAACCAGAAGAAGTTGTAGAAGAAACCAACGAAGAATCTACAGGTTTATTTGGTCAAGATGATGTAGCACAGTACAACGCTGAGTTTAGCGAAACTGGTACATTGTCAGATGAAACAATAAAAAGTTTAGTAGACAAAGGTTTACCAGAAGAAATGGTAAGGACTTATGTCGATGGGTTACAAGCTCTTGCAAGCCAAGCCGAAACATCGGTGTATAACACCGTAGGTGGCGAAGAGTCTTACAACAACATGATGGAATGGGCTTCTGAAAATCTTTCAGATGCAGAGATAGAAGCCTACAACGATACCATCGCTGAGTCATCAAACGATGCACGACTTTTAGCAGTTCAAGGGTTACATGCAAGGTTCACTCAAAGTGAAGGCACATCCCCTAGTTTGTTTAAAGGTAAAGCTACAGGTACGGCTACAAATGCTTTTGGTTCTTGGCAACAAGTATCAGAGGCGATGAGGAATCCAAAATACACTAAAGATCCTGCGTACCGTAAAGAAGTTCAACAACGTCTTTCTATTTCTAATCTTTCTTAAAGGAGATCGTAATGTCTAAACCTGGATATAAATCCACAGAATTTTGGTTATCAACTGCTGCAATGATGATTGGTGCTTTGGTAGCCTCAGGAGCATTCCCAATGGAATCGTCTCTTGGTCAAATGCTAGGTATGGCTATGAGTGGTTTAGCTGCTCTTGGTTATGGTGCTAGTAGAACAGCCGTTAAAAAGAAACAAGCTGAAGAAGAGGCTAAGTGGGAAACTGACGAAACTGCTGTGGCAGAATGATGTCGTTTCTTATTAGTTTAATTACTTCAGTTTTACACAAACTATTACCTACACTTTTGGAGAAAGCGAATGAACCGACTATTGGTAAAGATGCCCCTCCTCCTCCTAAGCGGATTCGCTCTGCTTGGACTAACAGGGTGCGGAAGTTCAAGAGTCGTATTCGTCCCCGAAAGTGAAGGTCTTATACGCATAGGTCCTAATGTTAGGGGCTATGTTTACTACTGGAATGGTTCTGATTGGGAACTTTCTGGTAACAAGGTAACTATTCCCGAAGGATGGTTATCTGGAAGTGCTGATATGGATGAGCCTTCAGAAAATCTAACGCAGCCCGCTACGGCGGATAACTGGACAGCTTGGAATCCTGTAAGTAACCATTAAAAACTTCAAACTTTATTTTTATAAATTCCAAAATGAAAGAGGTTAATTATGTCAAATATGACTGAATCTCGTTTGGGGCTTAATAGAGGTGGTTCTGATAACTTTGAACTTTTTCTGAAAACATTCTCAGGAGAGGTACTTGCAGCGTTTGAAGAACGAAACGTTATGATGCCCTTACACAATGTGCGGACTATCCAAAGTGGTAAGTCTGCTCAGTTTCCTTTAATAAGCACGGCAACTGCTGGTTATCATGCTCCTGGTGATGAAATTCTTGGCACAGCTATAGATCATTCCGAAAGAGTTATTAACATTGATAACCTATTAGTTGCTTCAGCATTCATTGCTAATATAGATGAAGCCATGAACCATTTCGATGTTCGTGCTACATATTCGAGAGAATTAGGGTACGCTCTAGCTAATCATGCTGATAAAGCAATTATTCGTGCAGGTCTTGCAGGTGCTTTAGATGCTACTGATCCGCTTAATAAAACAGGTGGTGTTAACTTAGCTACAGGTGGTACTGGATCAGGTGTTATTGATAAGATTTTAGATGCTGCACAACACATGGATGAACAAAACATTCCACAGGGAGATCGCTATTGCGTTCTTAAACCTGAGTTGTTTTACAAAGTGTTGCAATCAGCAGGGTCTTCTAATACTGCGGGTGCTGTTCTAAACCGTGACTTTGGTAACGGTGGATCGTTCCAACAAGGTGGAAGTCAAATTCTAACCGTTGGTGGTGTTCAAGTTATGATGAGTAACCACATTCCAACAGTTAATGAAAATGATGACGCTGGCGGAACAGTTGATACTACTCTTGGATCTACGTCAGTACGAAACGCTCCATTTAACGATGCAGAGGTTTCAGGTGCAGATTCCAATGAAGGCTACTCAGGTATGAACTTTACTAATTACGAAGGTCTTGTATTCCATAGATCAGGTATTGGTACAGT